CGATAAAGGTTAGATTGGATTTCTTCGTTTGACCGATATCTCGAGTAGTCTCGAGATTTTTTAGGATATCGCCGAAATTACCATCCTGATCTAAATACTCATAATAAGTTTTTAGAAACTGAATAAACTGAGGATAATCTTCCGCAAAATACGTAGGAAGAACTCTCTCTACGTAATCCCGCGAGAATACAAGCTCTCGTCTATTCTTATCCTTTAACGTCTTATCCATTAGCTAATCGCCGTTGTAATTACTGGTTGTACTGAAGAAGCTTCGGCATCATATTTTAGGATATCATTTAAGGTGGGAGTAATAAAAGATTGGTTTGCCGGGACTGCAGAGATTTTAATATAATTTGCCGCCCCGGAAATGCCGCTTGGTTTTAAAGAAACAATTTGAACAGATTTAGCAATCGGATCGTATGAGCCTATATTATCAACTATAATCTCATTTGTACCAACAGCAACTACCTGTAAAATAGTGCTAGAAAGTTTATTACGAATAATAGCTGCAGTATTGTTAACAATAAATGTGCTACTAGTAATTACCGGTAATTCGTCATCCGGTGCACGAAGATCAGCTGGGAAGGTTAATGTAAAAGTATTTCTGGAATTCAGTACTGGGGTTATTCTTTGTTGGATTTTCACATCAGCTCGAGAAGACAGAACAGCTGGGCTAACATCGTCGACCAAAGTCAAAAGATTCGATCTTCTGAATGATTGATCAAAATTACCAATGGTGTTATCAAAATAATTTGATACAACAGATCTTACTTCTGTTTTAATTGTGTTTAAAGAAAGAGGGGTAAGTCTAGGGTTAACCTGAAAGAACACTGAAGTTTCTACGAAGGTTTCTACCGGATCTGCAAATTCCACATTAAATGAAACAATAGCAAGTTGATCTACTAGATCAGCTATCTGGTTTTTTACGGATTGTATTTGTGCCGTAGAAACATCATCCTTAAAAAGAATGGAAGAAAAAACTGTGCCAAATTTCGGCTTAGGATTATCTTCTCCGCCCCAGGATTTTATATCTTTTATTAGTGTAGAGAAGTTACGAAGTATGATCGACGTATAATCTTCTGGTGTAACCATTCTATTTTGGGTAGCATATTGGAATGGGGCATTACGACGGATAGATTCAATCGTTTCTTTTTCATCACCCCCTGCTGAAGGTGATATAGTAGAGATAAGAAGGCTACGATTAGAACCGTCTACTACTATTGTATCCTGTGGGGTGAATGAAGTAATACCATCAGCTACAGCACCTTTCGTTGAAAGGTATTTCACCTGAATAGCATTCCCCGCGCGAGGCGCCCGCCCGAGAATATCATTTGCACCAAAAGAAAGCTGGTAGAAACCATTCGGAGATTCTTTTAGAATATAAAGGGTAGAATTTTCATTTACAGAAACTGTGTCAATGATATTCTGATAGGCTGTAAATTCACTAGCTGATGGAGACTCGTAAACGTTTACCTCTACTGTATCAGCATCAAGGTTTACGTCAGGTATGATATAAACATCATTTTCACTATATTCGCCAACCAAGAAGGTCTTTGTTCTTACAGATCCTTCGTAAATAGGAATTTCTTCACTGCCTGTATCAGTCTTAAAGTAATAGATACCTGAACCATTGTCTTCTGCATCATAGTTTTCAATTGTCTGGAATGTATAGGATACATCATCTAGAGTAGCAGTGAATCTAGTATATTTCGGTAAAGAAATAACTGATGGTCGAGAGGCAACAGCCGATAAGTTCGCACGCACGCGGATGATCGCGCGAGAAGCCGTTTTGGTGTCTGGAATATATCCAATACCTGTAGCGAGTGATACAAGTGATGATCTTAATTGGGCAGTGCCCAGGAAAGATTCGTTAAGGGTAAAGTTTGCTATTAATCCATTTAGATGGGTGTTATAAGCTAAAACGTCCATCAGGTTATTTAATCCAGATGCCGCAAAATCATAATCAGCAAATTCATCTGTGGATTTAAAATAATCTTTTAAGGCTTCTTTGATGTTATCAAAATCAAGAGCTGTTGATTTAATAGTTGTAGCCATTTATCTGAGCCTCGCAAGGATTGTAGTAAAGGTAACTTTTTCTTTTGTATTTACTATATTAAAAACAATTGTGACTGCCACAGAATTATTATCTGGATCTGATTTAGCATTTACATTTATAACTTGTGCTCTTGGCTCAAATCTTTCTATTGTAGATATAATAGCTGATTCTATATCAAACTCTGTTTCATCATCCGCTAGATCAAAAAGTAAATCCCTAAGATTACCACCATAATTATAACGGAATGGCTTATCACCATGATTAGTTAAAATGAGATTTCGAATAGACTGTTTTACCGCTGCCGCATCTAATTTCTTATATACGTCTCCATTACCCTTAATAGCTAAGGTCAGATCTACATCTTTATAGAGTCTATTTCTAGATGTGGTAATAGAGGAAGTATTAAGATTCTTATCCTCTAGCGAAAAAGCTCTTGCCATTAAAATCTCTTTTTCTTTTATTTATATTAATTATTATGGATTAAGCATAAAAAGCTGATCTAAACCAAGAATCACTCTTCCAAACAACCTTAACATCAGGATTATATCTTCCACCGCCAGCATCTTGTCCAAGTAGATCCAGGTGCATCACTCTATTACCCATATATCCTGAGCTCATTCCACCACCTCTTACCCCCAGATTTACAGCTTCTCTTATAAAGCTAGAGATAATCTCTCTACCACGAGTGGTGTCTAATGTTACCACAGATCCATTTGAGATAAGATATAGGTCTGCTGCCAAACCTGTGTCGTGTCTTGTAGAACCAGTTCTACGACCGGAATAGCCTGGTTGCAGTCCAGAAGTGATTACTACTTTATCAATCTTTGCTCTTCTTGCAGCTGAAGCTAGGATTATTTCGAGAGCCGGTTTAACTTTCTTGTTTCGAATACCACCGAGCTGATACTCGACAATGCCAGCAGCTTCTTGAGCAGTTGCTAACTGGTCTTCGTCAACTACGTTACCATACGGATCTACTTCTACCAGATCGGTTTCAGATAGGCTCTTACCATTGTATATTGTTTTTAGACCGAAGTCTGGTTTAGATTTTCCTACAATCTTAAAGTATTGATCTACCTCTGGCATAATCACTGTTACTTGACTTTGCATCGAACTGCTTCTTGGATCTAGTGTGTCATATGAAAGTATAATCTTATCATAACCCGTTAGATATTCTGCAAGATATTCTGCAAATTCGTAGGTTACTTCATTATAGGATTTGTTGTTAGCATCGTATAATTCGTAAGTAATTGCTCTTCCGGTCTGGGCTAAAGCAGTTACTGATTCAGATTCTAATGTCTCGCCCGAAGCTTTTTTATAAACACCTTCTGCAACAACCGCTCTGAATCTTCTAAACTGATATTGGTTCTGTTTAGCTATCTTAAGAACCTCGGCTTGCAGAAGTAACTGTCTTGCCAGCGCTTGTCTTTCCTCTAGAGTAACCAAATGAGCAAGATTCGTCGATCCTCCCTTTGAACCTAAGAAGGTTGAGATTGGTATACCGTTACCAACTAATGTTTTACCATCGATTGATAATGCACCTTTTCTTGGATCTGCATCCTGTGGATTGTACTGTGGGTCTGGACTGAATCCTAGGAAATCCCGAGTACCAGTGATATATTTGTTTGCTCCAGTTGAAGATGCATAGGTATAATCGCCTGCAGGAGCGAATGACACTGATCCCGAACCTGAATAAGATCTTCCTACTGCTGGCGGTACTTTGCTAGAGAAATAAGTTTCACTTACAGATCCATCGGCCACTAATGAAGCTATGAAGTCTTCGTTATTTGAGTTGATATTATCTTTCAACTTCATTCGGGCTTCTTCTGGGGTTAGCTTACGATTTGCAATGCCACCCATGACTGCAGTACGGTCTATCTTATTCTTAATATAATCTCCCGCATCAATAGACACCTCATTGATACCACGAGTACTATACGAAAGAATCTTACCCATTAAATCAGCATCTGGCTTATAGCTAGCTCTTGTATCATTGGCAACGTTAGTTGCGGTCGAGGTTGTTACAGTAGCTCCGCCACCGCCAACACCTGCAGCAACGTTAGCTGCGAGTGCACTTGATGCTGTCCCACTCAGAGATCCGTGGAAAGTCGTATAATGGGCTGAAGTACCATTTAATCTGGTAATGTTTCCCGTAGGTGCACTAAATGTATCACCAGCATATACACTATGACCAGCATACATGTTATAGTTGTACATAATAATATTCTCGCCACCTATAGTTCCACCAGCACCAATAATTGTCATATCAGCAGCAGACATATTCATGCTAGGAGCTGCCACAGTGTATTCACCTTGTGCGGATCCTTTGAAATTACCACCAGTAGATTGGAATAGATTACCACCAGTTGTATTTCTTCTATCGCCTTTTACAACATCAGTACATGTTCCAAGGATAGTATTTGTCTGAGATTGAACCACCGTCTCGGATTTACTACCAGAAACCGTTTCACTCATATTGCCACTAACTGTAGTGCGATGGTGACCGTAGACAGTTTCATTCTTATTACCAGCAACTGTTGTATTCCAATCACCTGTAATATTTAAATCCAAGTCCCCTGTAACATCGACCTTTAGATTCTTCGAGGAGATATTTAAGTTGCCCTCTACG